AGAAGCAGGGGAAATACCTGGGAAATATACCCCATGTGCAAGTGCCATTACTGGGCCAAAATCCTTATTACTGTATTTGTATCCCAAGTTCATGAATGTAATGGTGTCCCTTTTGTCGGAATCCATTAACTTCATGATGCTAATTAACCCATGGTAGGTAATATCTACTAGATCACCCGCCTCTTCTAAGGTGCGAGTGTAATAAATATCTGAATTAAGTGCAATCATCCTACACGACTGAATCGTTGGTGTCCGTCTTGATTCCTGCTTTTAGAAAACCCGAGTAAACCATCCTTAAGTTCATCATTCTCGATAGTATCTACTTTTGATACAAAATATTCTAAGTAACTTGGATCTTCTTTTGCAATCACACCAAGGGTCTTACCTTTATGTTTAGGGAAAGGGCAGGTGACATCCTCCCATGATTGTACAGAATCTTGTACAGCAATAGGATCATTTTCCTCAAGCCAACCCTGTGGAGTTGAGTGCTGATCGGTAATGTCGTTTCCGACATACTTAATCTCCTCCTCGGATTGAGCATGAGATTGTTTGATTTTGCCAATCTTTACATTCTTCCTTTCCTCAGCGATCGCATTATCTTCTTCTGCGGTACGCTCCATGGGATCGTCCTTACTCCACATTTGCCACCCATACCCAAATAGGGCGGCGGCGGCTTTACACGCTCCACGGACAAATGAATCTGCCACATCTCTTGCACCCACAAGGTCACCTTTCACGGGCTTCATTTTATGATCCATGATGGCGTGGGGAATCCCCGTAGTCTTTGTACCATCTACATGACGAAACCTAATTACTAGATATGCACTTCCATCAGGAGCAGGGTGAACTTCTTCTCCGTGAATATTCTCCACCATTTCAGGCATCCAACCGGGAGCATTTTCACGAATGTCGTGCAAGCTTCTCGCCCAATTAATATAGGAAGCGGAAAAACTGCCCGTTCCCTTTTTGCTGACATTTTGGGGGTCAGCGAAACCACTTAGATTTGGTATATCCATAACAATCCTCCTAGTTTATTGATTTACGACAAATTCAGGGCACTCAACTGCGTCACGAGTATTTGCTAGTTCCACGATTTCCTCTTTCTTCCATCTTGGTGTTTTAAGACCGGGAAGTCTGATTGGCCGAATGATCTGATGTCTTTCTAAATGCTGAAGGTATCTGTATCCCGCCGTGGCTTTTAAGCCCAGAAAGGAGATAACTTCAGACCCTTTCATTAAGTATGATTCTTTGTTTTTCTCATCCATATCGAAGGGTTATGAAGGAAGATGAAGGATAAGAAAAGAAAAAAAGTAAAATATGACCAATAAAATATTTTTATGATATTCCCTTGACACATAGTGATACATATAGATAAAGAATGATATTGCCCCGAGTTCTACTGGAGGAGAACACAAAATGACAAAAAATAAAAATAACACCCTATATGCGATAAATACTAGGATTCCGCTCGATCTAGCGGATAAAATGAATGATCACCTGGCGATTACAAAAAAATCAGCATCAGCATTCATAATGGATGCAATCGTTGAATACTTAGAGCAGATATACAGCGAAAATTATAAACAAACGAAAGCACTGCAGATTGATAAATTCGCTGCAGATATAGAAAGGAAATCAAAATAATGAAAACCCCCACCCAAAATATTACTGTGTTCCATGATGCCCACCGCGAGTGGTCTACAGAATTGGAGGGTGAGATTGGCGAAATCAGAGTCGATGGACAAAAACTAAATGATGTTCATGACTTGACGCAGAAGATCGATAGAATGACTACGATCATCAAAGCACTTGCACTAACTGCTACATTTTTAGCGATTGTCGCAGTTGCCGGGATCGGTGCGATAGGATCATGGCTTGCAAGTAACAAAGAGCAAATAGCATCCACCATGGACACTGCAGAAGATAGATTCTCAAGAAGAATCACCAAGTTAGAATATCAAAACAGTACTTATGCTAAAAAGATAACTGATCTTGGATGGGCATGGAGAGATGGAGAATGGCAACAAATCGTCAACACCACCCTGAGAGCTAGTAAATAAAGGGTAGTTGCTCCGCTTTGGGAGCAGGAGGCCGAGAGTTCAAATCTCTCCGTCCCGACCACTTTAAAATAGCCTTAATCTCAGTAAATAAGCACCTCTCAGAAATGGGGGGTGTTTTTTTGTTTACTTCACTAAATTTCATAAATAACCACTAATTCATGGTTTTTTTGTCAACAGTTTTGTCAACATGAAGGTTAGTATTAAGGAGCATAAAGTAAGAGGTAAGATCAAATGGGTGGTGGATATGCACCATGATGGGAAAAGAAAGCGAAAATTTTTCGACTCAGGAATGGAGGCTAAAAAATTTAATTCCCTAGAATGGTTCTCGGAAATTAAAAAGAAAGAACCGGTCGGTGAAGAGACACTATTATATATAGCCAAGGATTTATATTACCAGGATTACCTAAATAATAACTACAATCCAAATAAGCCAAAGCAAAAAGGATACAGAACCACCGTTGAAAGGGTAAATAAATTCACTTCTTGGTTTGGAGAAGGTCGGGCAGTTCATGAAGTAACGGTGGATGACTACAAGAAGTATGTGAACTCAGGCAAGTGGTCGGAGGAAACAAAAGCTGGATATAGTCGGGCTGTAAGAACCTTTATGGCATGGTGTGCTAAGCAGAATCTTGGTGGCAAGGTTACAGACTGGTATGCACAAACTAATCCCAATCTAAAGCTGACCAAGAAAAAGACCTATTTTAAGCTCCCAGAAATAGTCACACCCGAACAGGCAGAGGCTCTATTAAATGAGATAACGGACAAATACCGTCCTGCACTTGCCCTCATGCTTTTTGCGGGGATCAGACCGGAAGTGGAGATGCTTACTTTAGATTACTCAAGAATCCGATGGGGCAAATCTATCGGACTAAAAGCAGAACTTACAAAGACGGGCAGGGAGAGGTGGATTAAGCCTCCCGAGAACCTATGGAGTTGGTTACCAAAGAAATCAATAAACATAATGCCTAGTTACAATGCAGTAAACAAGGCTAGGTATAGAGCCGCCAAAAAACTAGGATTTGATTATCCCCCAAATGGGGCAAGGCATTCATTTGCCAGTTATGGCTATTGGCACCTAGGGTTTGAGTCTGCACTTGATATTATGGGTCACATGTCATCAGAAATATTCCTTAAGAACTATAAGAATAATAGAGTAGATAAGGAAATGGCTGATCAATACTTTAGTATCCAATAGACCCTCACCCTTAATGGATACAACATTTGGCATAAAAAGTGTTACATGAATTTTCGTGTTGCAATATTCCCTGGATGTGTGAATTTTAAAATCCATGACGGATTGGCAAAAACAAAATATACCTAAATCAAAAGTGGAGGCTTTTGACCTATTTGATAGAATTAAATCTACAGTAGGTGAATATTGTGATGACTGGATTCTGGTCGGTAAACGCTGCGATGATGATACAAAGCATGTTATCATCGGAACCACCGATAAAGGGTGGGGAGACCTGAAACCAGTATATGAAAATATCCAAAAGTGGAAAAAAGACACCCTGGGAGATACTTGAAGACTATCCTCCTGCTTTAGTAAGACTACTTGCGAGAAAGCAATTTTCGCCCAAGCATGTGCGGGCGATGTCCGACCAAGAGATTGCTGTTGGTGCGGAGCTACCCGTTGCAGAGGTGGCAAAAATTAGTCGCATGACAAATTGGGACAATATGCTCATCGGAAAGATAAGGGCGTTTTGCGAAGGTTGTAACTTTGACCCATTGAACTGCTATGACCGCAATCGAGCAAGGGCATACACGAGAAGCTCGGCTAAGTTTAGTTACTTAAAGCAGTCGGGTCATTGGGATACTACATTTTTACCAATCATTAAAATCTTAGAGAATGCCAAAAAGTCATAAGATTAGCACGGAACTACTAGGGCAAGCTATGGTCGACTTTAAGGGTGATTATGGTTTAGTTGCGGAACACTTTGGTGTACGCAATGATTACATAAGGAAGAGGGTATCTACCGATCCAAAGCTTAGACCTATTTGGATAAATAATGGGACAGCCGATCCGCTTCCTGATCAAACGGAACTGATGGTCAGGGAGGAGTCCCCTGAGGTTAAAAACAAAAAGATGCTAGATGCATTGAATAAAAATGGGAGAGAGGCCTTTGAGAAAGACATTAAGTCAATGCTGGCAAACCCCGACAATGTATCAAAACTAGAAGTATTTAAGGAGTTTGATGACTCGATCGGGAACTTTATGGCTGAGGGATTGAGGATAACCCAAAAGCTTAACCTTAGGCAAAATATAGCACTATTTGAAGTAGGGGAGCAGTTGCGTGATGAGCTTCAGGATGAAACAATGGATCCCGAGGAGAAGGCATTGAAAACAAGACTACTTATACAGGCGTGCGAGCAACAAGGAAAGTTTCATGACAGATTGTTGAGAGGATTGGAGTTTCAGCTTAAACTATATGATCAAAAGGAGAAGTCAGGAGTTAAGAAGAAGCCAGGGTTTAGACCACTAAAGGAGCTGCAGGATGTCGACGAAGAAGCTCAAACATAATGTATTGGCTGACAGGCTTGCGGAGGCAGTTGATGAGGAATCAGGTCAAGAGGCAGAGGTTTCTATTTGGTCTCCTTCGCTCAGTCCTACTCAGCAACTTATATTTGATGATCCTTCAAATTATATTCTCGCTTATGGAGAACGGGGTTCCGGAAAAACTTTTTCACTCGGTGGCCATAAACTTGTTCGTCACTGCTATGAAAACTTTAATGCACTCGCCTTAATAATAGTGGGTGTGCGATCCCAAGCTACGCTTGGTGGAGTGTGGCACAAGTTGCAAGTCGAGATATTGCCGGAATGGAAAGATGGAATCGGACTCAGTCACACTGATGAGAGGCAGGATACCCAGAAGAACCTATATATAGATATAGAGAATAGGTTTGGGGGGCACTCTCGGGTCGTACTTATATCAGTACCATACGGTGCGTTTATTAAAGATCGGATTAAAGGTTTTGAGCCGAGCCTGGTATTCGTGGATGAGCTTACCAACTTGGATACCCCAGATTACTTTAATGCCGTCGTGCAGCAGTTAGGTAGACGACAAGGAATCCACGGCCCGCAACAATACCTAGCAGCCTGCAATCCTGATGGACCGAGCCATTGGGTGTATAAGAGATTTTTTGAGGAGCCCTACGATAAGGATGGAAATTGGAATAACGACTACTCCACCTACCATGTGCCAATTAAAGAGAATGTAGATAACCTGCCATTGGGTTATTACGATAGGATTCTTGAGGCAGTTAAGTCCGATCCTGTCGAGGAAGCTCGGATGTTAAGAGGTGAGTGGATTGACCGCCCTGCAGGGGACGCGATATTCGGCCCTTACTTTAATAAAACACTACACTTACGAGGAGATGCTAAAAGCGGAATACTTCCATCCACGAAATATCCGATAATCTGCGGATGGGATCCGGGTTCTGTCAATAATGCGGTAATCTTCATGCAAGCATTACCTGGCGCAGATAAAACAATATGGAGTGTATTTGATGAGTTTGTGGTAATCAATAAAAAGCTACCTTACACAACTCTTATCCCAATGGTTATGCGCAAGATGGCATACTGGAATCGAAGAATGAAGTATAAGTTTAAATTCATTCATATCTCAGACAACTCTGCATTTAATCAATATAGGGCAAAGACGGGCTCTTATGATGTGAAGGATATTGAGGAAATATCTAAAACCAAGTCTGAGACATTCAAGCTA